GCAGAGCTGTGGCTATGGGTTTTATGGTGTTCTCGTAGTCGAACGACCTACTATCTAAATCATCATTAAATACAGATGAAAGGGTAGACTTGGAAACTCCATCGTTATTTTTCTTCATAAGTCGTAGAATATCGTTGTAGGACAAGCCTTTTTCGAGCCTAACTTCTCGGAGTTTAAGTATGAGTTCTTTGGTGTTTGTCATGTGTTCGCCTCCTGTTCTCTAAGATGAATATGGTTTTCGGTACTATGAACTTCCTTTATCCGTTTTTCTTTGTTACGCTTGAAAAAACGAAAGGAGCAACGTTATGAATCAGCAAGAATTTATAGAAGCATTATTAAAAGCCAGTGAAGATATTAAGGCTCTTGTTGAACAGATTTTAAAAGAGTCTCAATCGCAGATTGAATGTCCACAGGAGCGTTCTTATACTTCTCATACAGAGAAATAGCTTTATTTAACATTTCTCTTTGGTTTATCTGTTCTTTTGCCTGTATATGAGCTATTTTATCTAAGGCTTCGTGCATCATTTGGTCGTATTCTTCAATTTCATATTCTTCGGTAAGCACATAAAGAGGGTCGGGGTTGTCTGTCCACCCCATAAGATATGCGGGAGAAGTATTTAGTGCATCCGCGTATTTCTGAATAGTGTCTGCTGTTAAATTGTCATCGCCACGTTCAACTTTGCATACAGTTGATTTGCTTTTGAGATTTAATCTTTCAGCAAGGTCTGTCTGCGATAATCTTAATTGTCTTCGTCTATCTCTTATTCTTATTCCTACTCCTGTTGCCATGACTTTATCCCCTTTCAAAATTGATAATAATATAAATTCACGAAAAAATCAACTTTTTATAACTTAGGGGTTGACACGTAGGTCAACCCATGATACATTAAATAACAGTTGAGGCATAACCCAACTACAACATATTGACGAAAGGGGGTATTAAATAATGCTCGATACACAACTGCTTGATGAAAAGATCGAAAAGTCTGGATTCAGGGTTGGCTATCTTATCGAGAATTTAGGGTTGTCAAGGAATGGCTTTGATAAGAAACGAAAAGGTAAAACTCCGTTTAGAACGGCAGAGATTTATGTTTTATGCGATTTGCTTAGATTATCAGAAGCAGAGAAGGCAGCTATTTTTTTTGCAGATAAGGTTGGGTAATATGGAAACATTGTCGGAAAAAGAAAAGCCCGCCTGCGGCAACAGGACGGGCAAGTCAAAAACAAGCTACTGACATTGTAGCAGAAAGGAAGGTCAAAAGCAAGCATGAACGATATGACTATTCGTTGTGAGGGGAAAATAAAGAATTGGGATCGTGAAAAAGGATACGGTTTCATATCAACTCCGCTCGGAAATTACTACACACACATTTCATGTACCAAAGATCATAAGGACTTGAAGCCCGGACAGAGAGTAAGGTTTCTCATCGAATCATCGGAATACGGGCTTATCGGAAAGAATGTCGAGGTTATCTAATGCCGAGAGTATATCTCACAAATGAAGAAAGAGAGTGCCGCCGCTTTAGCGATTTTGTACGCGGGGAATTAAAGCGTCAGGGCAAGCGCCATAAAGATTTGGCTGATTGCCTGAATATATCTCAGGTTGCAGCAACGAAAAAGATCAACGGGAAGTCAATATGGTCACTCTCAGACATAGTGCAGACATTAGAGTTTTTGCATAGTTCTTATGTGATAGGGGGATGAAATGAGCGATTACGAACGAGGATTTTACTACGCGCAATATAGAGCGGCAGTCCGGCGAGATCAGATGATTGAACAAAAACTGTTCGGAATATTCTTTGCGGTAATGGCAATACTCATACAGCTTTATGTTGGGGAAATTGAGTTTTTTATAGCAAACGCATGGATTCTGGCAATGGGTTTTTATCTGATACTCACAAAGAATAATTTTATGAAGGAGTGAAAAGATGGCAGATGTAACTTTGTATGAATTAACGGAAACATTCAAACAGATTCAGGCAATGGCGGAAGATGATAATGCAGACGAGCAGGCATTTCTTGACACGCTTGACGCTATAGATTGGAACAAAGATTTTGAAGAGAAGTGTGATAACTACGTTATGGTGATCCGCAATACGGAGATTGCAATAGGCGCAGATGATGGACAGATAGCAGCGATAGAGAAAATCCTTGAAGACGTAAAGAAGAGTAAGCAGGCGAAGGAAAATAAGATAAAGCGCATGAAGGAAAGTCTCTGCAATGCGATGATCGCTGTAGACAAGCCTAAGTTTAAGTCTTCCCGGTTCAGCTATTGGACACAGAAAACATCCGAGGTCGTTATAACGGATGAAACAAACGTCCCGTTTGACTTTATGACTGTTCCGAAACCTACGGTCAGCAAAACTAAGATTAAAGAAGCATTGAAGAACGGTGAGCAGTTGTCTTTTGCGCATATCGAAGAACATGAAACAGTAAGGTTTAAGTAAAGGAGAGAACAATGGCAGAAAAAGCAATGAATATCTATCAGAAAATGTGTGCGGCAACAGCGGAAATAAGTAGAGTTGCAAAGAATCTCGAAGTGGGATTTGGAAAATCATCATATAAGGCGGTAGGCGAAGCTGATGTGCTGGCAGCAGTAAAGCCCGTGGAAGAAAAGTACGGGATCTATTCGTTCCCTGTTTCAAGGGACATTATCGAAAGTGGAGTGCTGGAAAATGTGTCCGAGTATAACGGACAGACTACCACAAAGAAGCAGTTTCAGATGCGAGTATCAACAGTATACCGTTTTGTAAACGTTGATAAGCCAGAAGAGTATTTAGATATCACAACTTATGGCGATGGCGTGGACTCTCAGGACAAAGCACCGGGGAAAGCAATGACATACGCTGATAAATACGCGCTGCTTAAAGCATACAAGATTATGACAGGCGATGACCCAGATCAGAACATGAGCGGCGAGTTAAAGGGATATAGCAAGAAGTCCGTGGAAAAGAAGACGCTGAATACTGAACCAGAGATTATCTCAGATAAGGAGAAGGAATATCTGAAATCAATGTGCGCAAAAGCTGGCGTAAATCCTGACGACTTCTTTCATGGTAAACTCGATAGCTTTAAGGCGAAGCACTATACGGATGCGGTAACGGCATTACAGGGAATGATAGAGAGTAAAAAATGACAGGAACGGCTGCGGAATTATGTATAAAGCTGGCGAAGATCGCTGATGTCGATAACAAGGTCTATGACGTTGTTGAGCATAAGGAAAAGCGGAGTCTGAATCAGAACTCATATTATTGGACGCTTATAGGCAAAGTGGCTGACAAACTCCGCATTTCCAAGAGCCGCCTACACAACGATATGCTGGCTCATTACGGGCAGAGAATGATGATAGACGATAAGTGCGTTTTTATCACTTTGCCGGACACCGAAGAAAGCGAGAATACCGCTAAAGAAAGTGACACGGTTCACATGAAGCCAACGTCTAAAACGGTGGTAGGTAACAACGGGGTTACATACAGGTATTGGGTGATGCTCCGCGGAAGTAGCGATTACCTGACTTCTGAGATGACGGTCTTGTTGGATGGACTTATTCAAGAAGCAAAGCAACTTGACATAGAAACGTTGACCCCGGCTCAGCTCGAAGAAATGCGCAGGTTGGAACAAGCAGCAGAGGATAGAAAGAATGATAAATGTAAATAAGGGAGTATGCCATATAGAAGGTCAAAACATGGACTTGTTAGCTGAATTAGCGGCTATAGTGGCGGGGTTAAAAAATGCGGGGCTTCCAGAAGAACTCATCTTGCAGACAGTGGCGGCGGGAATGGTTTATAGCACAAAGATTCAAAAAGAAGGACTCGACCGCAAAAAGAAAATGTATGACGAAGTTATGAAAGAGATTAAGAGGCGTAAGGATGCACAAAAGGACTAAAGCGTTGCAGATACCGATGAAAGTCAAGAAAGCGGTCTATGAACGTGACAGAGGAATGTGTATATGGTGCGGTATGCCGGGTGATCCTGTTTGCCATTTCATAGCCAAGAGTCAGGGGGGAAAGGGCATCGAACAGAATATCTTAACAGGCTGCGCTTATTGTCATCATGCTTACGATCAGACCGACCGCAGAGAGGCATATCGTGAGAAAGCAAGAGAGTATTTAAAAAGCAAATACCCCGATTGGAAAGAAGAGGATATGTATTACAGAAAATGGTAAAACGACTTTTCTACTCGATTGTTCACGCGAAACTCTGTCCTTGGTGCGGCAGAAAATGGATGTGGACAAGGGCGAGACGGTCAATAGTGAAAAAGCACGATGAGTTTGAACTTTCCTGTAAGTGCGGAAAGCATTGGAGAGTAATACCAAAAGAAGAGGGTTTTGAGTATGTAGAACTATGAAAGGGGGTACTTATGAAGAGAATACGATCCCCGGATTAAATAAATGTCGGTGTGGCTCGGCTGATTAGGATATTTCACGGACGAGAAGACCGTAGGCCATGATGCGGTCTTCTCTTTAAGAAAACGATACTCATACTTAGTGGCGTGAATCAAACCACCAAACACATAACAGATAAATCGCGCATTTCTCCAACATATCTTTCGCGCCACTAATTATGGGTATCGGATAGGAGAACAGAATGGCAATTAACAGTAGACAAAAGGGCGCTGCAGGCGAACGTGAGATCGCAAATATCCTTAAAGATTATGGATATGAAACGAGAAGAGGGCAGCAGTTCAGCGGTCAGAATGGTGACGCAGATGTTGTAGGGCTTCCCGATATCCATTTGGAGATTAAGAGGGTTGAGAAGCTAAATATCGAAAATGCCATGGATCAGAGCAGGAGAGATGCAAGGGCAGGAGAACTACCTGTAGTTATGCACAGGAAAAATCGGCATCCATGGCTGGTAACTATGGACTTGGAAGCATGGATGGCAATGTATGAGGCGTGGCAATGGCGGCTAAACGAAACCTAAGAGGTTATCTCAGAGAATATGG